AGAAGGTTGGCGGCAACGCCAACACCCCCGGCTCCCCGGCGTGGGAGGCCGTCGACGCGGCCACCGCCCGGAAGTGGACCGCCATCCTCTCCCGCGCCAAGACCGCGCTCGGCGTCATGGAGGACCGCGAACTCCTCGAGTCCGCGGCCGGCGACGTCGGCGCCTACGACTCCGCCCTCAACCTCGGCGACGCGGCATGCGCCATCGACTACGCGATATCGGTCCTCGCACCGTTCGCCGTCGACGAGCAGGCCGAGGTCGACGCCGCGGACCTCGAAGCGGTCGGCAAGGCCCTCCACGGCTACGACCCCGCCGACCTCGACGTCATCGAATCGCTGACCCACGTGGCGAAGGCCGGCCGCTCCCTGTCCGCGTCGAACGAGCGCGCGATCCGGGACGCCGTCGAGTCCCTTACCAAGGTGCTCGCCTCCCTGCCGGCCGCCCCCGAAACCCCGGAGACCGGCCGCCCGGTCACCAAGAAGGAGACCGACATGCCGGAGACCGGCACCGCCCCCGAGACCACCGCCGTCGAGACGCCGGCCGTCGAGCCCATCGGCAAGGCCGAGGGCGAGGGCAAGGCCCCGATGGTCGCCGTGTACGACAACAAGGGCAACCTCGTCGGCATCGTCGACCCCACCGAGATCACCCCCATCTCCGGGGCCGACTCCGCCGAGGAGGAGCCCGAGGCGCCGGCGGAAGCCGCGCCCGCGCCCGACCTCGAGCCGGCGCCCGCCGACGCGGTCGGCGTCCCCTCCGAGGACGTCGCCAAGACCACCCCCGCCGACGACGCCGCCACCGGCGACGCCGGCACCCACACCGACTCGGACATTCTCAAGAGCAGCGACCTCCGTGACGTGGTCAAGGGCGTGCTCGACGAACACAGCGCCGGCCAGAGGGACCTCATCACCAAGCAGGGTGAGGCCCTCCTCGAGCTGGTGGACGTCGTCGAGACCCTCAAGGGCCAGGTTCGGACGCTGGAAGAGCAGCCCGCCGAGCCGCGCGTGTTCGCCAACGGTGCCCAGATGCAGCCGATGCTGCGCGGCCAGGACCGCGGCGCCGCCGCTGCCCCGGTCGACGTGACCAAGGCCCGCGAGCTCAAGCGGACCATGTACGCCGGCACCGCGCCCGAGCAGAACGCCGCCGCCGTCGAGATGCAGTCGGCGGCCATCGACGCACTCAAGGCGATTCACCGCGGCGTGTAACCGCCGCCGCACCTTCCTTCACCGACCCCCGACCCCCGGCCCGACGTGCCGGGGGTTTTTGCATGCCCAGGAGGCACCCCCGTGAGCGCTGCGCTCGAAAACGTCACCGCCGAGACGCTGGACGCCATCAACAAGGCCCAGACCACCGGCATCCTCACCAACACCGGCGTCTACAGCTACGACCTGTCCGGGCTCGTCAGCCTCATCCCGGTGCACACCCCGTTCCGCGACCTCGTCTCGCGCGTGAAGTCCACGGACGGTAACCCGTACGCCAACTGGCGCGCGATCATGGACACCACGGCGGCCCAGCCCGACCCGTCCATGGGCTTCGACTTCGCGGCCAACGAGGTCGTTTTCTCCGAGCAGGACTTCCAGGCCCGGTACAAGCCCACCGGCCTCGCCGGCATGGCGACCCAGGACGCCTACGACCTCGGAACCGGCTACGCCGACCCGTTCCAGATCGCGACGTTCCAGACGCTCAACCAGGTCTTGATCGGCGACGACCGGAAGCTGCTCGGCGCGCAGTCGTTCCCGCTGGCCCGGCCGGCCGCGCCGATCGTCGGCCAGTCCGCGACCGGCGGCTCCATCGGCGCCGTCGCCGTGTACGTCGGCGTCGCGGCCCGTACCGGCTCCGGCTACTACTACGGCTCGGGCAACAGCCAGGGCAACTCTGCCTCGACCACGTTCGCGTCGGGCACCACCAACAGCCTGACCGCGACCGTCGGCGCGGTCCGTGGCGCCGTCGCCTACGACTGGTTCCAGTCGGCGAACGGCACGACCTGGTTCTACTACACGACCACCACGACCAACACGGTCAGCTTCAACAAGGTGATCGCGGCGAACCAGTCCCTGCCGTCCGGTACCGCGGTCCCGGACCTCACGAGCAACTGGAAGGGCGTCGCGGCCACCGCCCCGACGTTCAACGCCGCGGCCGACAACGGCTCGGCGAACGCCAACGACTACGACGGGTTCCTCGCGTCGCTGTCGGGCGACTACAACGGCAACGGCCAGTGGGTGCAGCCGGGTACCGGCGTCGCCAACCCGTCGACCTTCAAGAGCCTCGACGGCGCCGCGCTGACCCTCGCCGGCGGGTCGGTCCAGGAGATCGAGAACTACATCTTCCTGGCCCTCTGGAACCAGATCAAGGCGTCCCCGACCGCGCTCATGATGAACGCGCAGCAGGCCCAGGAGATCGCGAACCTGGTCCTCGGCTCGACGTCGGCGACCACGTTCCTCAACACGGACACCTCCGGTCGCATCAACGTGACCGCTGGTGGCCGGGTCGGTGAGATCGTCAACGCGCCGGCCGGCGGCATCACCGTGCCCATCGAGGTCCACACCTCGCTGCCCCCGGGCACGATCATCGCCCGCACCGACCGCGTGCCGTTCCCCCAGGCCAACATCTCGAACGTGCTCGAGTACCGGAACCTGCGCGACTGCGCGCAGTTCGACTACGGCATCAGCCGCAACCCCGGCGTGGCCGGCGGCGGCCCCCGCCGCGAGTTCGAGATCCGCTCCGTCGGCGCGTTCGTGAACCGCGCCCCGGTCGCGATGGCGACGCTCTCGAACGTCGGCTAACCCGCCCGTCGGGGCCCCGCAGCACCCACCGCTGCGGGGCCCCGGCCCGGCGCTCCACCCCCGTCTTCCCACATCCCTCTTGATAGGAGCAGGCATGCGCCTGTACTCGCGCACCGGCGTTACCGCCCTCGACGACCCCGAGTTCGGCACCTTCGCGGTCGACGCGGCCGGCGGCTTCGACTTCCCCGACGAGGTCTCGGACAAGCTCCACGGCTTCCACCACCGCGGCCAGCCGATGTGGGAGACGGACATCGAACGGCAGCAGCGCCTCATGTCCGAGGAGCTGGAGCGCCGCAAGGACCCCGCGACGCTGCTTTCCGCGGTCGAGCAGCTCGTCAAGGCCGCGGCCGCGACGTCCGCTCTCACCGCTGCCGCGTCGGGTGCCACCGACGCCGTCAAGCAGCTCGCCGCCGCCTCGGCCGAGCCCGAGCCCGAGCCGGTCGTGACCGAGCCCGAGGCCGAGCCCGTCGTGACCGAGCCCGCGCCGGCCGACGAGACGCCCGCCCCGGCCAAGAAGGCCACCCGGCGCACCGCCGCCGCCAAGTAGCCGGCCCGAGGGAGGTAACCGCCCATGGCTGCCACCCCGTACGTGACCGCCGCCGAGTTCGTCGCCCACCCGACGTACCTGGACGTCGAGGCCCTACGCCCCGGCGTCATGGACCCGGACGCGCAGACGGCCGAGCTGACGAACATCCTGCTCATGTCGTCCGCATGGGCCGACAGCGTGTGCAACATGGCGTCACTTGCCGCGCACCGCGTCGACCTGAGCACGCAAGGCCGCGTTGACGGCGCCGGCAACCTCGTCGTCTTCCCGTCGGACCGGCCCGTCATCGCCGTCGACGCCGTCTCCTACGGCTCCACGTTCTCCCGCATGGCGTACGTCCCCCAGCCGAAGGCGCGCGTCGACAAGAACCAGACGATCTATGTTCCCGTCGGGGGAGCGCCGGTACGCGGCCGTGTCTGGGTCGACATCACGTACACGGCCGGCTGGGTATCCACCCTCCTCGCCGGCGACGCGTTCGACGGCGTCACCTCACTCACCGTCCTCGACGCGACCGGCATCATGCCCGGCGCCTCCTACCGACTGTGGGAGCCCGGCGTCGAGGAGACCGTCACCGTCGCCCCGACCTGGACCCCGCCGGACCTCTCGGCCCCGACCGGGCCCGTAGCGGTACCGCTGACGGCCCCGACCGTGCACGCCCACAACGAGGGCGCCGGATGGTCCGGGATGCCGGCAGACATGCGTCTGGCGGTCGTCAACTACACCATCAGCCAGTTGATGCGCCCGGACACCGCGGCCGAGGACTCCTACCCGGACGCCGCACTGCCCGCCGGCACCCGTCAGCAGGACAGCCGTAGGGACGGCAGCGGCCTCGTCCGCGAGGCCGAGCGGATCCTCGGCTCGTATGCGAGGCGCATGTGAGCGTCCAAACGGCCCTCGACGGCATGTGCCGCTACTTCGGCGGCGACTACGACCCGCAGACCCGCACCTACCGCTCGTCCCCGCTGTCGAAGTACGGCGTCGGCGTCGTCCGGCGGGCGTGGGCGAAGCGCGACGACCACGCCGACTACTTCTGGGGCCAGCCCCCCGGCTCCCGCACCGGGTGCCAGATCGTCGTACACATCCCCCGGCATTCCGAGCGGCGTATCGCCCTCGGCGGCGAGCACGGCGGCATGAAGCAGATCACCTACGAGGTCACGCTCAACTGCTACATCCGGTCGAACAGCCCCTACGCCGAGGACGCCCAAGACGACGTCTACGCCCTCCGCGACGCCCTCGTCGAACACATGCGGCTCGACCGGACCCTCGGCGAAGCCGTGTTCCAGGCCGGCGAGCACACCGACGGCGGCATGGACGGAATCGACTTCCGATACGGCCAGCCCGAGACGAAGGCCGAACTCACCAAGTCGTTCCTCGAGATCACGTTCGCCGCGATCGAGTTCGTCAACGGCTGACCGGCCCACCTTCCCCCGCCCCCTTCTCTGCCTGCGGAGTCCGCATGCCCAACGCCAAGCCCGCCAAGGACACCGAGCCGACGCCGCAGCCGGAACCGTCCGTCGTGCCGGCCGTCCCCGCCCCCGCGCCGGCCGCCGTCGAGGCGCCCCAGCCTGCCGGACCGCCCCCGGGCGTCTACGCGTACTCGCACTTCGCCGACTGCGTGTATCCGCACGTCCCGCTCTCCGCGCGGACCGCGACCGCCGACACCCCCGCGACCATCTACGACTGGCCTTTCGGCCCGCCGGACGACGGCCGCTGGACCCCGACCAGCAAGAGCCCCAACCAGGCCGCCGACAACGAGCCGGCGCCCTCCAGCGAGGAGTAACCGGTGGCCACGACGCCCGTAACCTATGCACCCGCCAAGCAGTTCATCGGCATCGCCACCGAGGCGGCCCAGGGGACGCCCGTGCCGATGACGGCGACGGTCCTCGTCGACGAGGCCAAGCCGAAGGACAACCCCACCTTCCTCGACGACAAGTCGTGGCGCGGCTCCATGGGGTCCGACAGCTTCGCGAAGATAGCCGGCACGAAGACGGCCGAGGTCGAACTCGGCGGCCCCGCCTACGGCGACGGCCTCGGCTACTTCCTCCGGAACATCCTCGGAGACCTCTCCTACGTCGGCACCCCGACCGGCTCGGGCTCCACCACGCTGGCGCTGCCCGCGGCCGCCGGCGCCGCGACGATCAGCACCGCGGCGACGATCCCCGCCGGCACCACCGTGCAGATCGGCACCGGTGCGTCCGCCGAGTGCTTCGTCACCGGCACCCCGACCGGCTCCGGCCCGTACACCATCCCGCTCTCCACGCCGACCGGCGGCCTCATCTTCGGGCACGCCGCGGCGCAGGCCGTGGTGCCCGTCGTCGCCCCGTTCACCCAGGCCCACAGCCTGCTCAACTCCGGCGGCGGCCAGCCGGTATCGCACACCATCACCCACTTCCTCGGCCCGACCGCGACGTCGGGGGCGCGCCAGTACCCGGGCTTCTGCCTGTCCGAACTGGGCTTCAAGTGGAACGCGGAGTCGGAACTCCTCACGTGGTCCGGCAAGGGCACGTCGTGGCCGTCCGTACCGCTCGGCGCCGCGCCCGTCGCCGCGCCGTCCCTGGTGCTGCCCGTCGCCTCGTGGCGTATGACCGTCGGTATCGGCGGCCCCGCGTCCGGCGTGACGCTCATGAGCAACATCACCGACGGTGAGCTGACGATCAAGCGGGAGCTGTCCCCGTACTTCACGGTGACCGGCACGCAGAACCCGTACATCATCCAGCGTGGCGGCGTCAGCGTCGAAGGCAAGCTCAACTTTGTCGCGGCCGACGAGTCCCCGCTCCTCTGGATGCTGAACAACACGCAGCCGAGCCTCCAGCTCTACCTGGACAACGGCCTCGCCGGCGCGAACCGGCTCGTGTTTCAGGTCGACTGCCAGATCGCGGCGTTCACCGAGTCCGAGGCCGACGGCACGAAGTCGGCCGTGGAGTTCGGTAACTCCTTCCAGGCCCTGTTCAACACGACCAACGCGGGCGGGAGCGGCGGTTACTCGCCGATCAAGGTCAGCCTCACCAACAGCGTCCCGGCCGGCACCTACTAGGCCGCCGCCGGCGTCCCCGCGTCACCACCCCGCCCTCTTCCCCTCTCCCTCGATCGGAGCCCTCATGTCTTCCACCAACCGCGTCCCCCTCCCGTCCGGCGGATGGGTCCAGCTGCGTGACCCGCACACCCTCCGCCGCGGCGACAAGCAGAAGGCGATGCGCGCCGTGAACGACACCGACGCCGGTGATCTCGCGCAGGCCCTCGACCTCATCAACGGCCTCCTGACCGTCCTCATCATCGACTGGTCGTACGACCTTCCGATCCCGAGCGAGGCGCCGGCGTCGCTGGACCTCCTCCCGCTCGAGGACGACGAGGCGCTTTCCGAGGCCGTCGAGCCGGCCCGCGCGCTGATCTTCCCGGCCAAGCCGGACCCGGCGAAGGACGCGAAGGACGCGGCGTCCCCTACCGAGCCCTCCGCCGTCTAAGGGCGAGGCTGGAGGGGCACACCGTCCCGGACACCCACCCCGTCACGCCCGTCGACGAGGCGTACGTGTACCTCTGGTACGCCGAGCGGTACCGGTGGACGCCGGCCGAGGTCGACGCGCTGCCGGCGTGGCTGGACGTGTGGCTGCCGCAGATGGCTTCCGAGGTCGACGCCGCGAAGGAAGCGGCCCACGACAAGGCGATGCGGGAAGCGGGGTAACCGCATGTCCGGATCGTCCATCGAGGTCACCGGCGTCGCCCAACTGAACCGCGCGCTCGAGGGCATGGTCGCGTCGCTGAACGCGGCGACGCGGACCGCGACGGGGCAGGCATCCCACCTCCTCGAGCGCGGCATCAAGAAGACGCTGGCCACGTCCAGCCACCCGCGGGGTACGCCCACGCCCTCGAGCCCGGGGGAGCCCCCGTCACTCGTGACGGGCACCCTCCGCCGGTCCATCACCGTCAAGGGCCCCGTCCCCCTCGGCATGGGCCGGTGGGAGGCCCAGGTCGGGCCGACGGCCGTGTACGGGCGCATCCAGGAACTCGGCGGCGTCACCGGCCGCGGAGGCGCCACCGAGCTACCGCCCCGCCCGTACGTCCGGCCGACCTACGAGAAGTTGGCCGCGACCGGCGCACTGACCTCCATCTACCACTCCGCATGGCGCGCAGCCATGGCACGCCACCGATGACGTAACACGCGCCCGAGGCGCCCAACCCTGGAAAGGGGGGGCGCCGTGTCCGAGGGCACCCTTCTGCCGCCCGTAGTCGTCCGGCTCATGGGCGACATGACCCAGCTCCGCGGGACCCTCGCGACGGCCACTAGGCAGGTCGACGGCACCGCCAACGGATTCAAGAGGGCGGGCGCAACCGCGTTCGCCGGCCTCTCCCAGATGGGCCGCTCGGTCTCCCTCATCGGCGTCGGTGTCGGCGCGGCCTCCGTCAAAATGGCCGGCGATTTTCAGGCCGAGACGATGGTCCTGCACACCGCGGCCGGCGAGACCGTCAAGAACCTCGCCACGGTCCGCAAGGGCATCCTCGACATCTCGTCTGGCACCGGTACCGGCATCCAGAATTTGACCGACGGTATGTACCAGATTGAGAAGGCTGGTTACCGCGGTGCCGACGGCCTCAAGGTGCTCAAGGCCGCAGCTCAGGGTGCCCGCGAGGAGAACGCATCCCTCGATTCGGTCACCAACGCGATGACGTCGGTCATGGCGTCGTACCACCTCAAGGCCACGGACTCCGTCCGCGTCATGAACGGGATGAAAACCGCCGCCGGCGAAGGCAAAATGACCATGGAGGAATTCGCCGGCTCACTGTCGACGGTCCTCCCCATCGCGTCGGCGAACAACATCAGCTTCGAGCAGGTGTCCGGCGCCCTCGCCACGCTCACCCAGCACGGCACGAGCGCCCGCGAGGGCACCCAGGAACTCGCCAACACCATCCGGAACCTCGCCGCGCCGAACAACGTGGCGACGGCGACGATGCAGCGCTTCGGCCTATCCGCGACCGACGTGCAGACGCACCTCGGCAAGCGGGGCTTGACCGGAACCCTCGACCTCCTCACCCAGACCGTGCTGGGCAAGATGGGTAAGTCGGGGACGATCCTGCTCTCGTCGTTCAACAAGTCGAAGCAGGCCGGCACCGACCTCAAGGTCATGCTCGACTCGATGCCGCCGAGCGTGAAGAAGCTCGCGACGGGCCTGCAAAACGGCTCCGTGTCGGTCAAGTCCTACGGTAAGTCGATCAAGGGTCTGCCGGCCGACCAGTACGCCATGGGCCAGCAGTTCGCGACCCTCTACGAGCGGTCGCACGGCTTCAACGACGCCCTCAAGAGGGGCGGGCCGGCGGCGACCACGTACACCGACGCGATCAAGAAAATGACCGGTGGCGCCACCGGGCTCAACACCACCTTGATGCTCACCGGTGAGAACACCGAGGGCTTCAAGGAGCGCGTCCACAAGGTCGGCGACTCGTTCAACCACGCCTCGAAGAACGTCGAGGGCTGGGACGCCACCCAGAAGTTGTTCAACGTCCAGGTGGCGAAGGCGAAGCAGACGCTGCAAGTCCTCGCCATCGAGATCGGCACCAAGCTGATCCCCGTCATCACGTCGGTGATCGGGTGGTTCGGGAAGCACAAGGACGTCGCCGTCGCCCTCGCCGCGGTCATCGGCGGCGTGCTGGCCCTGTCCGTCGTGGCCTACGCCGCGAAGGTCGCGATGTCCGCGGCCAAGACCGTGTCCTCGTTCGCGAAGATGGGCGCCGGCGCCGTCAAGGCGGGCGCCCGCGTCGTGCAAGGCTTCCGGAGCGCACAGGTCGCCGGGTCGACATTCTCCGGGAAGGCCGGAAGTTTCGGCGGTGCGCTCCGCAAGGGGTTCGACGCCGCGGGGCGGGGCGCGAAGTCGGCGGCCGGCGGCGTGAAGACGTTCGCCATGGCCGTCGGCCGTGTGTCCGCGTCCGCCGGCAAGGCGGCATGGTCCGGCCTCATCACCGGCATCAAGGGCGTCGGCGGCGCCATGAAGACGGCCGCCGTCCAGTCCGCATCGTTCGTGCGGAGCATGGCCGCATCCGCGCTCGCCGGCCTACGGGCCGCCGCGGCGTGGACAGTGCAGAAGGTCGCCCTCATCGCCTCCGCCATCGCGGAGAAGGCGGCCGCGATCGCCCAGTGGGCGCTCAACATCGCGATGGACGCCAACCCCATCGGCCTCATCATCATCGCCATCGTCGCGCTGGTCGCCGGCTTCGTCCTCGCCTACAACAAGATCGGCTGGTTCCGGGACGCGGTCAACGCCGCCTTCCACGCCATCGGCGTCGCCATCGGCTGGGTGGTCGACTTCGTGAAGGCGCACTGGCCGCTGCTCCTCGCGCTCTTGACGGGCCCGATCGGCCTCGCGGTCCTCTTGATCACCAAGTACTGGGACAAGATCAGCGGCGGTTTCAAGTCCGCCTACCACGCCACCGTGAATGTCGGAAAGTCGCTGGTCAACTGGATAGCCGCGCTGCCGGGACGGGCCAAGAGCGCGCTCCTCTCGCTGGCGTCGAAGGTGGTCTCCGTCGCCACCGACGCCTGGTCGCGTTTCCGGTCGTCGACGGTGTCCAAGGTCAGCGAACTCCTCTCGTACGTGAAGGCCCTCCCGGGCCGGATCAAGTCGCAGCTCGGGAACATGGGAAGCCTGCTGCTGTCGGCCGGCAAGGACTTGATCCGCGGCTTCATCAACGGCGTCTCGTCGATGGCGCAGGTCGCAATCAACAAGGTCAAGTCCATCGGCTCGAGCGCCGTGTCGGGCATCAAGAGCGTCCTCGGTATCCACTCGCCGTCGCGGGTGTTCCGCCAGATCGGTATCTACGTCAACGAGGGCCTGGTCGACGGCCTCACCGGCTCCACCGCCAAGGTCAAGGCCGCTACCCGACGCATCGAAAGTCTGCTGACCCAGACGTACAACAAGGTCGCGGACATGAAGGGCCAGAAGGGCGTCTCGAACTCGTGGGTCAAGTCCCACGAGAAGACGATCAAGAAGTTGGAGGCGTACGCCAAGAAGGAGGACAAGGTCCTCCGCAGCCTCGCGGCGAAGCGCGACTCCATCGCCGTGAAGCTGAAGTCGGCGCAGAAGGCCCTCGCCGACGTCCAGAAGAAGTTCGACGCCGAGGTCAAGAGCGTCGCGGACGGCATCCGGCAAGGCTTCTCTATCGTCACCGAGGCCCCGCAAGACGGCGTGGCACTGACCTCGCAAGACGTCGTCAACAAGATGCAGGACCAGATGGCCAAGGCCGTCGCGTTCGCCGGCCAACTCGACACCCTGCGCAAGAAGGGCCTCTCGTCCGACCTCGTCGCGCAGATAGCCGCGTCAGGCATCGACTCGGGCGGGGCCACGGCCGCCGCCCTCTCCACGGCCACCAAGGGCCAGATAGACCAGATCAACGCCGCGCAGAAGCAGACCAACGACGCCGCCACCAAGGCGGGCAACGCCGTTGCAACGTCGATGTACGGCCCGGGCGTCGCCGCCGCCCAAGGTCTGATCAAGGGCTTGCAGAGCCAGCAGAAGGCCATCGACAAGCAGATGGTCGCCATAGCCAAGTCGATGCAGAAGGCAATCAAGTCCGCTCTCGGCATCCACTCCCCGTCGAAGGTGTTCGCCTCGATCGGCCAGTGGATTCCCCGCGGTCTCGCCGCCGGCGTCGACGGGGCCACCACCCACGCGACCCGGGCCGTGCACCGTCTCGCCGGCAGCGTCACCGCGGCCGGCGCCGGCGCCTTCACCGGCAGCGGCCTCGCCGTGGCCGGCGCGGGCAGCCGGGGCGCGACCGTGCAGAACGTGGTGCACGTGAACGTCGAGGGCCACGTCCTAACGGAGAAGAAGCTCCGCGACGTCGTCGAGAAGCAGATGCTCCGCCTCGGCATGCGCAACGCGGCGACATACGCCACGTACAAGCGCTGATCATCCGACAGTCCAAGGGCGCCACCGGGCGCCAGATAGGTGGTGCCCGGTGGCCAACCCGAAGCTGTCCACGCTCGTCGACCCGTTCACCGCACCGGTGCTCGACCCCGTCCTCTGGGCGGCCGTCACCGCCGGCGTCACCCTGGACACCGTCAACGACGAGGTGCAGGTCGCCGTTCCGACGGCGGCCGGCACGAACAGCTTCGGTACGACGGCCCTCTACGACGCCACCGGGTCCTCCGTGTACGCCCGGGTCGCGGCCTCGGCGAACGGGGCCGGCAACACCCGCACCATCATGCGTATCCGGGTCGACGCCAACAACAGCATGTCCATCCGGGTCGAGTCGGGCGTCCTCAAGCAGACGTCCATCGTCGCCGGCGTCACGAACTCGACCGTGCTGCCCGCCTACGACCCGCACGCACACCGCTGGTGGCGGCTCCGCGAGTCCGCCGGCCAGTTCTACGCCGACACGTCCCCCGACGGCCTCACCTGGACCAACCAGTCCAGCATGGCGTACTCGTACGACGTCACCGGCGTGACGCTTCGGTTCGAATCGGTGTCCTCGGCCACCGAGGTCGCCGGGAACGTGTCGGTCATCGCTGGCGTCAACACCCGCGCCGGCGGGGCGGACAATCCCAACTGGCCCGCCATCGACGACGGCTGGGCGCCGTTCTGGAACGTCAACGCCGGCACGACCCCCATCGACCGTTACGTCGACGTCAGCAAGCGCACCCGCGGCTCCGTCACCGTCGGCCGCGGCCGGCAGTACGAGACCGACCAGGTTCGCGCCGGCGAGGCGTCGCTACGCCTGGCCAACACCGACGCGGCCCTCGACCCCGTGAACGCCGCCGGCCCCTGGTACGGGCACATCACCCCGTACCAGCCGTACCGCCGGCGCGCGCAGTGGCCGCTCACGAGGAACCTTCTCGACCAGTGCGTGGCGACCGGCGGTGACGTCGGCCCGTACGCCCTCGGCTTCATCCCGTTCGGCCCGGGCGGCCCGAGCATCTTCTCGTCGACCGACACGACCGGTGGATCCTTCGTCACCTCGTCGACGGCCTGGGCCGGCACGACCACCATGCAGTTCGCGGTGCCGTCGGGGTCCGCGGCCGCCGCCCGTCCGTGCCACACGCCCCGCTGGTCCGTCCTCCCCGGCCAGACGTACACCGTGCAGCTCCGCGTCCGGAACATCACCGCGGCGACGTCGCTGTCCGTCCAGGCGTCCTTCGGCTGGTACGTCGCCGGCAGCGGCACCACGGCGCCCTCGTCGTTCGTCTACGGCACGGCGTCCACCCTCACCGGTGCGACGGCCGCCGCCTGGACCACGCTGACCTTCACCGCCACCGCGCCGGCGAACGCCGCCGGCATGGACGTAGGCTTCGCGCTTGCCTCCGCGGCCGCCGCGACGGCGACCGTCCAGGTCGACGGGTGGCAGCTCGAGGCGGGGGCGACCGCCACGGCCTGGACATGCCCCGGCGTGTGGTCGCCCGTGTATGCCGGGTGGACCGAGCGCTGGCCCGCGTCGTGGGACATGGATGGCCTCTATGGCGTCGTCGAACCGACCGCCGTGGACACGTTCGCGCTCCTGAGTCAGCAGACGCTCAACGACACGCTGACGATGGAGCTCAACGCCAACGCCCCCAGGTTCGTCTACAAGCTCGACGACCCCGCCGGCTCCGCGGCGGTCACGGACTGGACCGGCAACAACCCGCCGGCCCAGATCGGCATCAGCAAGTACGGCGCCGGCAGCATCACCTTCGGTAACGCCATCGCGGCCAACGACGCCGACGGCACGTACACCGGCAGCACCGACACCGTCGCCCGCATCAACAACTCGAACCCCGGCACCACCCTGATCACCGGCGGTGCCTCGTTCATCAAGCTGTCGTCGGCCGGGATCGTCGGGCCCGCAGACCCGACCTCGTGGACCCGCGCGATTGCCTTCCGGTACACGGGTCCCAAGCCGGATTCCGGCGCCTACCTGTGGTCCAGCATGGACAACCAGCGCGCGAACGGGACCCCGTCGGGAAGCCACATCTTCGTCTTCATCGACACCTCGGGTAAGCCGCAGGTCTGGATTCAAGGTCCCACCGGTGCCAGCGCGAGCACGTTTTTCGGCGGCGCGACGAACGTGGTCGACGGCGACTGGCACCTCCTCATCTTCGGCTACAGCACGGCCACCGGGCAGATGCTCGCGAGCCAGGACGGCGCCCTCGCCGCCTACATCGGCGGCATCTCCGCCAACGTCACGCCCACCGGCCTCATCAGCGACAACGTGGGCGGCTTCGTTGACGCCACGGTGGGCAACGGCACGATCCTGAACTTCAAGGGTGACATCAGCTTCGTCGCGGAGTTCCCCGCGATCTTCGGGAGCGCGTCAATCTCCAACCTCTACCAGGCGTGGAAGTCGGCGTGCGCCGGCGAGTCGAGCGACGCCCGGTACTCGCGGATCCTCCGGTACGCCGGATACAAGGGCGCCACCAACATCCAGGCCGGCATGACGACGTCGATGGGCCCCGCTGCCATCGACGGCCAAGACGCCATGTCCGCACTCCAGGCCGTGGTGGACACCGAGAACGGCGCCCACTTCGTCGACGCCGCCGGCACCATCACCTTCCGCGCCCGCTCCGCCCGCTACAACGCGCTCTCCCCGGCCTTCACGTTCGGGGAACGCGTCGACCTCGGCGAGTGGCCGTACGAGGAATGCACCCTCGACTACGACAGCACCCACCTGTCGAACCAGATCACGGTCACGCAAGAGGGCACGTCGCAGAACTTCTACGCCGTCGACGCCGCCTCGGTGACCGCGTACTTCCCGCGGACCATGTCGCGCACCATCAACGCGTCGGACACCAACGAGTGCGACGACGCCGCGAACTACCTCCTCTCGCGGTACCGGCAGCCTGCGGTGCGCGTCAACTCGCTCCGCCTCAACCCCGGCGGGAACCCCGCGCTGTGGCCGGTCTGCCTCGCCATCGAACTCGGTACCCGCGTCCGCGTCATGCGGCGCGCGCCCGGCGTTCCGCCCGTCCAGGTCGAGTGCTTCGTCGAGAACATCCAGTGGACGTTCTCCGACGACAACGAGGCCACGCTCGAGTTGCAGTGCAGCCCGGCCGACCTCACGCCCTACGGCGTGTTCGCCTCCTGGCACACCACGCTCAACACCGCGGCGTCCGCCGGCGTCACCTCCGTGACCGTGAAGGCGTCGGCCGACAACACCAACCGGCTCGCCTCGCAGATCGGGCCCGGGCAGCAACTCGTCCTCGGCGCTGGCACCGCGAACGCGGAGACCGTCACCGTCCTCACGGCCGGCGCGACGAGCCCGGGATGGACCACGGGCGTGCTCACGCTCACCGCGCCGACGACGAAGGCCCACGCCGTCACCGACGTCGTCTGCGAGCCGCTCCCCACCGGCACGACCGACCCCACCACGTGGGACGCCGTCGCCCAATTCGACTCGATCGCCTTCGCCTACTAGGAGGACCCGTGGCCCGTTCGGTGCCCATCATCGCTGCCGAGACCCCGGGCGCCTTCCTGACCGGAGCCCTCTGGAACGCCAACGTGAAGGCGGCCGGCGACTTCCTCATGGGCTCGGCCGCCAACGGCGTGCCGCGGTTCCGCGGGTTCCAGGCGAGCGCCCAATCCATCGCGAACAACACCTGGACAAACCTGACCATCGACTCCGAGGTCTACGACTCGGACAACGGTCACTCGACGACGACGAACACCAGCCGGTACACCGTCCAGGTCCCCGGCACGTACCTGGTGATCGGTTCCGTCGGCTACGTCGCGAACGCCAGCGCGAACCGAGCTATCCGTATCGCGGTCACCGGTAGCGCCGTCGCCGGCTCGTTCGTGAAGACGAGCCCGGCCGACACGTCCGGCTCCACGGGCCTCGTCACCGCATGCCACGTCGTGTGTGTGGCCGGCGACTACATCGAGGTCATGGGCAACCAGAACAGCGGCGGCGCGCTGTCCACCGCCGTCGGCAGCGATGTGTGTCCGTCGCTCGACGTGCAGTGGATATCCGGCTGACCCGGCCGCCCCTGGACCATCCCCACCCCACACCGCCCCCCGGCACCGCCCGGGGGGGCTTCTTTGACGACCCGCCGGCCGGCCCCCCACGGGCCGGCCGGCGGCGTCACCCCCCACCGTTCGCCCCGCGGCCGCCGGCCCCGGGGCGCCCCCACAGTCGCGGCGGCACCGGGTCCCACGCGTCCTCGGGCGCCAGCGCCCTAGAGACCATTTCCTTCGCCGGGGGAGCCCTCGGCACCCTCCTGACGATCGCCGCCCTCGCGCGCCGTATCCGGCCCATGCTGCGCCGGCGCGTACACCGCTGGGACCGCCTCGACCAGCTCATGGGCGACCCGGACACCAGCCCGCCGCGCCCGGGCGTCCTCGAGCACGTCGCCGCGCTCCGCGACGAGGTCGCGGACATCCGCGGAAGCCAGGAGACCGTCCGCCGTCTTGCCGCCGAACTCGTGCCGAACTCCGGCTCGTCGTGGCGCGACGCGTACGACCGAGACCAGGCCCACCAACACCTGGTCAACCAAGCCATAGCTTCGCGGCTCGGTATCGAGCTGCCGCCGCTGCCGCCCCGCTCCGTCCGCCGTCACCACCACGACGACGAGGCGTAGAGCACGGCCGGCCGGCCCCCACACGCACACCCCGCCCCGCCGGCTATGCCGCGGTGGCCCCACCACCCCGGAGGTCAGTGATGCTCAACGGCATCGACGTCAGCGGCTACCAGTCGAGCACACCGGACATGTCCGGTGAGGTGTTCGTCTTCATCAAGGCGACCGAGGGCACCTCGTACGTCAACCCCAAGCAGTCCGACCAGGTAGCGACCGCGCGCGCGGCCGGCGCCGTCGTCGGCTTCTACCACTTCGCCCGGCCGGGAAGCATCGCCGACCAGGCGCAGTACTTCGTCGACAACGCGGCCTCCGTCGACGGCGACATACTCGCCATCGACTGGGAGGACTCCGGCGTCTCGTGCGCGGACAAGGACGCCCTCCTCAAGGCGGTCAAGGCGCTACGGCCGACACACAAGGTCGTCCTCTACTGCAACACGTCCTTCTGGAAGAACATCGACACCACGTCGTACGTCGAGGACGGCCTCTGGATCGCGGACTACAGCCACCCGGCCGGGTCCCCGAACATCCTCCACTCGTGGGTGTTCCACCAGTACAGCCAGACCGGCGTCGACCAGGACGTCGCGAACTTCACGACCGCCGACGCCCTCAAGGCGTGGGCGACCAGCGGCGTCGTCACCGGCACGCCGGCGTGGCGGAAGCTCCTCGACCACGTCGAGAGCATCCCCGAGAAGGTCTACGAGACGTGGACCGCCTCCGACGGCTGGGACAACCACACCGTATTCGGCGTCGAGTACGGCGAGGACGGCGTGAGTTGGTGCGTCATCTTCGACTGGGACATGTTCCACGACGTCGGCCTCGACGCCATCGTGCCGAAGACCGACAACGTCAACTCGTTCACGTCGTGGGCGAAGGCCCGCGGGCAGTGGTCGCTGTACCCGTCGGTCGGCGCCTGGGTCAACTTTGAGGGCGGCGCCCACACCGAGATCTGCGTGGGCTTCGACGCGCAGTACCTCTACTCCAAGGGCGGTAACTCGATCGAGTCCGGCTCCACGGACAACGGCCAGGGGAACGGCGTCTGGTCCCACAAGAGGCTCCGCACCGACCCGGCGGTCACCGGCTACTTCGCGCCCCACTTCCCCGACGGCGTCTGCCCGCCCACCGCGGACCCGAAGGACCCGCGGGGCGGCGCGGCGGTGACGTCGTACACGTGGCCCGGTGCCGACACCGCGGGCCCGTCGACGACGCCGACCGCGACGCCGACCGTCGACCTCTCCAAGCTCATCGCCGCGGCGAACAAGGACCCGAAGGCGAAGCAGGGTCACCAGACCTACAAGGCCGGCGTCAAGCTCGTCGAGGCCGCGCTCCGCGCCGAGGGCCTGCTCGACAAGGAGTACGCCGGCGACGGCTCGTTCGGGTCGCTCACCGTCAAGGCGTACCGGAAGTGGCAGCAGCGGCTGCACTTCTCCGGGAAGGCCGCGGACGGCATCCCGGGCATCGAGTCCCTCAAGGCGCTCGGCAAGAAGCACGGGTTCAAGGTCGTCGCGTAACGGCCGGCGCCCCCGCTCGCCCTATGGGGCCGGCGGGGGCGCCCCCTCTTTGTCCGATGTCCTGTCTAAGTAATGGGGGGGTCGAGACCACCAGGCCCGATGAAACCCCCCGGGGGAGACCCCGCCTACGTCGTCGCCCGTCCGTCTCATCCATCGACGCCTTCGGCGGCGGCCCTCTGGTCCGCACCGCCCCGGGCGACGACGTAGAGGTCGGTGGGTACCGGCCAGCCCGGTTGCCCGACGTTCTCGCCGTTCAGCCGTCGCGCCCACTGCGAGAAGTTGGTTTCCAGGCCGTTGCCCGCGATGCGGACCCCGGGCGGCACCATCCGCGGTGACCCGTCCGCGTACGTCCCGTACGTGTGCCGCAGCGTGATGAACAGCGCCCCGTTCGCCGGGTGGTCGGCGCCCTCCCGCAGGTACCGGTCGATGACCGCGCGGCGGGCCGGCAGCCACATGCCCAGCGCGGCCCGGGCGCTCTCCGGCAGCGTGAACGTCTGCACCGTCGCCTCCGTCCGGCCGGGCGGGTTGACGGTCAGCCGGATCGTGGTCCGGCCCGGCCCGAGGTGCGGGACGTCCGCGCCGACCAGGCCCTCACGGGTCACCCCGGTCGCCCAGAGGATTTCCAGCGCGGCAAGGAGCCGCAGCCGGTACGGGTCGCGCCGCGGGTCGACGGGCTCGGAGAGGGCGCGTCGGAGGACGATGTGGCCGCGCGGGTCCAGCGGTTCCCGGGTGGTCTTCGACCACGGCCGCAGCCCGGGAAGCTCCCACCAGAACGGACGCCGGCGCGTGGCCCGGTTGAGGTCTACGAGGCCGTCCATGATGTGCCGCTGCATCGCCGGCGTGAGGGCCTGCCCGTATGGGGGGCGCGTGCGGTACACGCCAGCGGCGATGCGGCCGAGAACGGTGTCCGGGTGGTTGGGGTGGCCCATGACGTCCCGGTGGAAGAGGGCCGGCAGACTGCGCAACGACTCCGCCGGCAAGTCCTCGGCGGCCCGCTCGATCGTCCGTACGACCGTGTGGAGACGCTCGGCGCGCTTGGCCGACGTATTGATCTCCGGATCCGCCAGGGCCCGGCGTAGGACCGCGTGAAGCTGCCGTAGAGCTTGTGGCGGCGCGGACGACGTCATGGGCAAAGAGTAGAGCGATCACGTCCGATAGGTTGTCTAGAGAGGCGACGGGAGGGGCCCGGATGGCGGACGGCGGCGG